AAAGAAGAAGCCATAGTTAATGGTATAACAAATGGTTTAACAACTGTTTTTGTAGATAATCCAGATTTAATGGGGTATCTTAAAAATAAAATTTTGGAGGAATAAATGCCAGAAGATGTAATGAAAAAATACAAACAAGGTGAGCTTCCTGCTGATTATTCAAAAGATACACCAGTAGGACAGAAGATTGACATGACTATTCATGCCAATGATGAAACAAGACCAAACGACTTTCCTAAACAAGGAAAGAAAAATAAAGTAGACCCTGCTGTTTTTAGAATGGCAGATGAAAGAGATTACTAGGAGGAAAGATGGAAACACCAATTAAAATGAAAAAATATATGCAAGGCGAAGTTTCTGAAGTAGCTGATGGTGCACCTGCAAAAGAAAAACCTCAAGCGGGAATGTTAAAAAAATATTCTCATGCAGAGCTTTCTAGCGTGCCAGATACACCACCTGCAAAAGAAAAACCAGATGCAGGTATGCTAAGAAGATATACTCAAGGTGAATTATCAGACGCAAAAGAAGCAAAATAAAAAATGGCAGATAAAAAGTCAGCCAATATTTTATCTTTAGCGGATACTGACGATAGTAAAGAACAAGACTACGAAGTTTCTGGTCTTGCAGGACTTATCAAAAGTAAATTTACAGAAGCAGAAGATGCTCGTAAATTTGATGAAGAACGTTGGTTAAGAGCCTATCGTAACTATAGAGGAGTCTATGGTAATGATATGGCATTTACTGAGTCTGAAAAGTCAAAAGTATTTGTTAAAATAACAAAGACTAAAGTTCTTGCGGCATATGGACAATTAATAGAAGTTTTATTTTCTAGTGGTAAATTTCCAGTAGGAGTAGAGCCTACACCTATACCAGAGGGTATAGTGGAGTATGCACATGTGTCTAAATTTAAAAGACAAGAAGAACAACCTCAAAGTCCATATGGTTATCCAGGCGATGGTAATGAACTAAAACCTGGTGCAACAAGTATACTAGGCGGTGTAAAAGATAAATATGAAGGTATAGATTTTGTTGCAGGAGAAGCAAAAGATGGTAAATCAGAACCACAAATTAGCCCTGCAGAAGAAGCATCTGCTAACATGGAAAAACTTATTCATGACCAATTAGAAGAAGCAAGTGCTGTAAATGTTTTACGACATGCATTATTTGAATCTGCACTTTTAGGAACAGGAGTTATTAAAGGGCCTTTTACTTATGAACAAACAAGTCATAACTGGGAAAAAGACCCTGTAACAGGAGAAAATGCTTACTCTCCTAAAACAAAATTAGTTCCAAGAATTGAATCTGTATCTTGTTGGGATTTTTATCCAGACCCAGATGCAGTAACTATTGATGATGCCGAGTATGTAATACAACGACATGTATATACTCGTTCACAAATACGTGATTTAATAAATAGACCTTATTTTAGAAAAGAAGCTATTCGTAATGCTTTAAGTATGGGGCCTAACTATGAAGCTCGTGGATATGAATCATCTTTAAAAGATAGAGAAAGCACTAGTGAGTACGATAAAAACAGATATGAAATATTAGAGTTTTGGGGAACACTAGATACTGACCTTGCTATGGAAGCAGGTTTAGAACTAGATGATGCTGACATGGATGATATGGATGAAGTCCAAGTTAATTGTTGGGTATGTAATGGTGAAGTAATTAGATTAGTATTAAATCCATTTACTCCTACAAGATTGCCTTATTTAATTTGCCCATATGAAATAAATCCATATCAATTTTTTGGTATTGGTATACCAGAAAATATGGATGACGCACAAACAATTATGAATGGACATGCAAGAATGGCTATTGACAATTTAGCATTAGCAGGTAATTTAGTATTTGATGTAGATGAAACTATGTTAGTACCAGGACAAGATATGAAAGTATTTCCTGGTAAAATATTTAGAAGACAAAGTGGTATGCCAGGACAAGCTATACACGGAGTTAAGTTTCCTAACACAGCAAATGAAAACTTAATGATGTTTGATAGATTTAGACAACTAGCAGATGAATCTACAGGTATTCCATCATACTCACATGGAACAACAGGAGTTCAGTCTACAACTAGAACAGCGGCAGGTATGTCAATGTTAATGGGTGCGGCGGCTCTTAGTATAAAAACAGTTATTAAAAATATTGATGATTACCTTTTACGACCTTTAGGTGAAACATTATTTGCATGGAACATGCAGTTTAATGAAGATACTCCAGAAATAAAAGGAGACTTACATATAAAGGCAAGAGGTACAACATCATTAATGCAGAAAGAAGTAAGGTCACAAAGATTAATGACTTTCTTACAAGTTGCATCAAACCAAAATTTGGCTCCGTTTGTTAGATGGCATTCTATATTATCTGAGATTGCAAAGTCACTTGATATAGAACCAGAAAAACTAATAAACGACCCAGAGAAAGCGGCAATCTTTGCAAAAATAATGGGAATGGCAAATGGAAATCAACAAGATAAAGGCAATAATCAACAGTCCTCAATGGCCAGTGATGGAGGAGCTCCTACAGGAGCGGATGCAGAGGACATTACAGGCGTTGGCGGTGGCAACATCGGAATTGGAGGTGTACCGACTCCAGGGGAAGATAGCTTCTCTGCAGGAGTTGATGAAGATGAGGGAGCAGATTAAACGTAAATGACAACATACTACAAAGGAAATAATATAGGTTTAACATTTGATGGCACAGGGTGGTCATTTAATAATTTAGCACAAGATTTTATTGACACTGATACTTTTAGTAGTCAAGATGTTGATTTTCCATATTATGAACCACCTGCAGAAGAAGATGAAGAAGAAAGAGAACCATGTCCAGAAGGATATGTTTACGATGAAGATTTAAGACAATGTGTGCCAGACCCACGTTCTGGTAATCCATATATGGATGATAGAGACAGTGATGCTAATACGGCTGATAATACAACTCCTTTTCCAAATATAGAACAATATCAATCGGGTGTTACAGGAGGCAGGTCATATGTTCCTACAGTAGATACGGATGGTTTAGGCAATGTTGTAACAGACCCTAATTCTTCATTTGACCAATCTGGTATTGATTATAATATATTTAATTATTCAACTTTACCTTCTGCAAGGCAAAGTAAATCAATGAATGAATTTATGTTAATTAGTTATGGTGTTGATAAAGGATATCTTGCATTTGATGATGAAAAAAATGCGTATCGTAAAGTTCAATTTAAAGAATCGATTACTCCCGCAGAAAGAAATGTAATTGATAGTAATTGGGGTGTAGCATTATTAAGTGCAGATAATTATAGAAATTACAAAGATTATTTTGATTTACTTGAAAATGGATACAAAAAATCAAGTGATGAAAATATATTTAAAAAATTTTTTAGCCCTAAAAATAATTTAGATGGCAATATGATATATACAGATACTTCTACAAGAGGTGGTAGACAAACAGGAGGCTCTCCTGTAACTTATGTTGGTTTTAGTACAGAATTTAGAAATAAAATAAATCAAGCTATGTCTATTAAAGATAATCAAGGAAATGTAAAAGGTATAATTGATAGAGAAGGTAATGTAAATGTTAGAGGAGATGATGAAGGTGGATATTATGATTCTGAAGGAAGGTATATAAATGCAGACGGTTCTGGTGGCGGTAGTTTAATGCAAGGAATGCAATATCTAATTAATTTAAAAAACAGTGGTGTAAAATTACCAGATAATTTACAACAAAGATTATTAAAAGGGATAAATTCACGAGCTTTAACATTTAAACAAAAACAAGAGTATGCTACTAGATTAGGATATAATTCATGGAATGACGCTTACAAAGATTTAAGTAAAGCTGTATCAAGTGATGACTGGTGGAAAAAAGATGATGATGCTATTATACCACTAAAAGAAACAGACTCATCACCTGTAGTTAATATTGATGATATACAAGATGATGGCTCTTCACCAATTAGCGAACAATTTTATGAACAGACTTATGGCCCTGTAGAAGATGAGCAAGGATTTGGAACTAGTAGTAGTTCAGACTCTAGTGGTGGAGGTATTTCTGTTAGTGATTACAATAACCAACAAGCTCAACAAGCATATGAATCTGCCTATGGTAGTGCAGATTATAGGGATGATAAACCCGATGATGCAGGCGGAGTATAGGAGAAAAATATGGCAAATGGAATGATGGGAAATCCTATGGGAGCACAACAATCTCCTATGGAACAACCAATGAATAATCAAGGAATGCAAATGGGAGGAATAGATGATTCTGTTCTAGATATGCATTTAACACAAGATGTAAAACAAGCATTACAAGCAAAAGGCGTAGATATATCTGCAGTAGCAGACAGAGGCCCAAAAGAACCTGTAGTGGTTGTACCAGTTTCAATAATTTTACAAAGATATCCTTCAAATTCACCCGAAGAATCTATGAAAGAATTTGTAATGGATATGTCAAAACAAAATTCTGCTCCATCACCGATGGCGGCAGATGCACCTAGTCCAGAAGGATTAGGAGCACCAACAATGGATAGGCCACCTATGACTGCATAGTCATAGCCCCAAAACGACTCTAGGCCACCTGTTTCCAACAGCACCAATCAAGGAGGATAAAATGGAAGAAAATAAAAAAGAAGAGATTCAAGAAGAATCTCAACCAGAGGCTTTTCTCGAGCCTGTTCCTTATAAACGTAAAGTTACTAAGGAAGAAGCAGAGGACACAGCTACCGTTTCAGAGGACACTTCTTCAGAAGAAGAAGCCACTCCAAAGGAAGAACGCCCTGTCAACGCTGAAGAGAAAGTGTTTAAGAAACGTTATGACGACCTTAAACGACATTACGATTCTACTGTCAATAAGCATAAAGAGGATGTTGAAAAACTAAAACGTCAATTAGAAGACAATGCTGACAAGATTAACTTGCCAAAGACAAAAGAAGAAGTAGATGCTTGGAAATCAAAATACCCAGATGTCTATGACATTATAGAGACCATAGCTTACACTAAAGCAGATGAAAAAGCTAAAAAAATGGAGTCTAATCTTAAAGAATTAGAGAGCCAACAAATGGCCGTTCAAAGAGATAAGGCAGAAGTTGAATTAGCTAAAATTCATCCAGACTATAATGATATTAGAGCAGATGAAAATTTTCATGAATGGGTAGGTAAACAAGACTCTACAATTCAAGGTTGGTTGTATGAAAATACTACTAATGCTAAATTAGCGGCTAGAGCTATAGACTTATACAAAATGGATACAGGCTATGGTAAAAAACGACCTGCTAAATCAGTTGAGGCATCTAAATCTGTTACATCTACTAATAAACGTGAAGTAGATACTTCAAATAAAAAAATGTGGAAGATTAGCGAAATAGCTAAAATGAAACCACAGCAATTTGCGAAGTATGAAAAAGATATCGACTTAGCTAGAAAAGAAGGTAGAATTGTCAATGGTTAATCTTTAACTGTCTATAGGAGGACAACATGGCAATATCAAAATCGGCGGGTTATGATAACCTACCATCGGGTAATTTTTTACCGATTATTTATAGCCAAAAAGTCCAGAAGTTCTTTAGAACTGCATCAGTAGTAGAAGATATTACTAATACTGATTATGCAGGAGAGATTGAAAATTTCGGAGACACAGTTAACATTATTAAAGAGCCAACAATTACAGTAAGCTCATACACAAGAGGTGGACAAATCAACATCCAAAATTTGGCTGATGACCAACTTCAACTTACTGTAGACCAGGCTAATGCATTTGCATTTAAAGTTGACGATATCGAAGAAAGACAATCTCATATTAACTTTGAGGCTTTGGCTACTTCTTCTGGAGCATATGCTCTAAAAGATTCATACGATGAAAACGTAATTGCGGCAATGTTTTCGGGTGCAGGCACCACTGTAGGTTCAGACGGTTCTGGAACTGACACAGGTTTCGGTACTTCAGAAACTGACCCAACAGATATTTTAGCAAACTCTGCTAAAAGATTACATGCGGCAGACGTACCAACAGATAACAGATGGTTCTTAGGAACTCCAGAGTTTTACGAACAGCTTGGACAAGCTAGTGCAAAACTAATGGATGCGTCTGTTACTGGTGACGCAACTTCACCATTGAGAAATGGTAACGTCATGGACGGTTTAGTTAATGGTTTTAGATTATATATGACCAATAACTTTGCGGCATCATCGACTTCTAACTATTTTAAAGTAATGTTTGGACACATGTCTTCAACAGCTACTGCAAATCAAATTGCAAAAACTGAAGTAGTTAGAGACCCAGATTCATTTGCGGACATCGTAAGAGGTTTGCATATATTTGGTAGAAAAGTGCTTCGTACGGAAGCTCTTATCGCAAGACACTTACTAATAGATTAATAGGAGGACTAAATGACAACTTACAGTAAAGTAACTGGCGGTACTGCAGGACATCCTTCTACTAGAAGAAAGCCTTATTGGGTAGAAAACACAGTTGATTTATCACTGTTCGACCCTGCGGCTAACGATGTAGTACAGATGTTAAACGTACCTGCTGAAACTCTTGTTATCAATGCAGGAATTGAAGTACTAACTGCTTCACCTTCAAGTGTTACACTTGATGTAGGTGATGGCGGCGATGTAGATAGATACATTGATGGTCTAGACTCAACGTCTACAGGCCATGGTGCTCAAGTGGCTAACGCTTCAAATGTAGGACATGTATATGGTTCTGCTGACACAATTGATGTCAAAGTGTTAGGTGCAACTGATAACGCAAGTAAACTAAGAGTGTGGGCAGTAATGTGTGATGTAAGCGGTTCAGATGAAACTGCTTCTAACAGCTCATAATTTATAACACATTAGGGGGCCTAGTGCCCCCTTTTTAAAAGGACTTACATGACTGATTGGAATATGACAGCTAGTCAAAAAAAGATTAAATTTTTTGAAGATAGCTACGATGAATTATACGAAAGAATAGAATTAATAGAAGAAAAATTAGATTTAATTATAGAATTATTAAAAGATGATTAAAGTGGTTATGGCGATAATAATAACGTCAATGCCAAACTGGCCATCTGTAAAATATCAAGGATACTTATATCCAGACATGGATACATGTTTATCATCTACTCAATTATATGTAGAACAATTTAGAGCGTATGCTGATAGTCAAGGAGACTATAATGCTCACTTTGATTCTATATGTTTTGAGGTTGATTCATATCCAATAGAAGGATTTAACAATTTAGAATTAGGAATATAATGGCAACATATCTAGTATTATGCAATAGAGTTTTAAATGCACTAAATGAAGTAGAGTTAACCTCTGCTAATTTTAGTAGTAGTCGTGGTATACAAACTTCTGTAAAAAATTTTACTAACAGAGCATTACACGATATCTATAATGAACTAGAAGAGTTACCAAGTTTACATAAAGAAACAATACAAGTTACTAATGCAGGTCAAAGAGAGTATGATTTACCTACAGCTAATTCACCACAAACAGGAGATGCACAATGGCGTAAAATAGATTGGGATACATTCTATTTAAAACCAAAAGAATTAATGACTAATGGTGAGTTTACTTCTGACATTAGTAGTTGGACTACAATAGCAGGAAGCGGCAGTGCGGCATATAACAGTGGTGGTAATGGTAGATTACGACTAAATGATTTTGCGGCACATCAATCTATATCAACAGTTGTTAATCAACAATACAGATTACAACTTAGAGTGTTTGATTCTAACAGTGTAGGTCAAGCATTAAAAGTGCAAGTAGGAACTGCGGCTGAAGGAACACAAAATTTAAATACAACAGTAACAGTAGAAGATTTTGGAGAAGGTGCAGTCTTAGATACAACGTTTACCGCAACAGCACAAACAACTTTTATAACATTAAACAATACAGTTACTACAACTAATCTTGATGTAGATTACGTAAGAGTATCTAGAAATATAGGTGTACAAAGATTAAAGTATATTTCTTATGATGATTACATACGACAATATGCAGAAAGAGATAAAGTAAATTTAAGTTCTGCACAAGGTGAGCCTAGATTTGTATACAAAACACAAAGCGGTAAACTAGGATTATCTCCTGTGCCAGATAGAAGTGATTACGAAATAAATTACGAATACTACAAAGAGCATACAGAACTATCAGCGTCTACAGATGAACCAGATTTAGATGACAGATACGCAGATTTAATTGTATCAAGAGCAAGTTACTACACATATAATTTACGTTCTGACCCAGAGCATGCAATGATAGCTAAAAAAGAATACGAAGAAGGTTTGGATAGACTTAGAACAGATTTAGTTACTAAACAAGAATATATGCGTGATGATAGAGTAAATCTACGTTACTATGGTAAAGGAGTTATGTAGTGCCAAATACTTCACAAATAACACCTACAGTTGTTAGTTGTTTTGGAGGTCTAGTTTTAAATAAAGATGTATTTTCAATGAGACCTGGCGAGGCTCTACAGCTAACTAACTTTGAACCAGATATTGCAGGTGGCTACAAAAAAATATTAGGTACAACACATTATAATAGCAATATTGTACCACAAGTATCTGCATCTAGTGAAATTGTAGATATGGTTGCTATATTTAATGATATAGTGCTAGCGGCTAGAGGGGGTACAATATCTCGTGCAGGCACAAGTGGCTCATGGACATCTGTAGTTACAGGTAAAAGCACATCATTTAGATATGATTTTGAGCGTTACAATTACAACGGCACAGAAAAAATAATGATAGCAACTGGCGGAGATGCGGCTTTTTCTATTGACACATCGTTTAACGTTGATATAATAAATGCAACTGATGGTGGAACTGCTCCAACAAATCCAAAATTTGTAGCATCATTTAAAAATCACATGTTCTATGCGGGCATGTCAAACGCTGTATCTAGCGTAATATTTTCTGGCCCATTTGCAGAAGATGATTTTAATACTGGGGCAGGAACAATAAAAGTTGATACAACGATTGTTGGACTTAAAGTTTTCCGTGAAGAACTTTTTATATTTGGTGAAGACAGAATATTTAAAATAACTGGCTCATCAAGTTCTGATTTTGTTGTAACACCAGTTACTCGTAAGATTGGCTGTGTAGATGGCAAAAGTATACAGGAACTTGGTGGTGACTTAATTTATCTAGCACCAGATGGACTTCGTACTATTGCAGGTACAGAAAGAATTGGTGACGTAGAATTAGGTACAGTATCTAAACAAATACAAGATAGAATTGCAGATATTGGCACAGATAACATTACTTCAACAATTATAAGAAGCAAGTCACAATATAGATTATTTTTTCCGCAAACTGCTGAAACAGAAATATTATCAAAAGGTCTTGCGGCTGTATTAAAAGCAAATCCAGAAACAGGAACATTAGGATTTGAATACGCAGATATAAAAGGCATAAAAC